GATTACCTACATGAGAAAGGCATTAACGTTGAAAAAATAGAATTAATCGCAGAATCAGAGAAAGAACTGAGGAAAACCCTGTTGAACTGGTGATGATCACAACTTATTTAAATGTGGAGTACCCACGCACTACTTTTTATTTGTGTGTAGGAAACTAAAAATCAAAACAAAATTTTTATTATAGGAAACCTACACAACAAAATCCATGGCTAAAAACCTGGACATTTCAACAGATCCACTACTTCTAGAATATCTGGCTGAAGACCGTGCCAAGTCCACACACCGCAGAATAAAAATACACATCCAACATTACGCAAACTACCTGGGAAAACCACCATCTATTTTCATAAAAGAAGCCTGGCACGAAAGCAAAACCGAACTACCTCCATGGGAACGTATTGGAGACTTTGGCTTCAAAAAGAAACTAAAAGGATTCAAAGAATACTTAGAAAAGGGAAAGTACAGTGAAAACACTGTTAAAGAAGCCATAACCGCTATAAGGTCATTTCATAACTATTACGAAATCACACCCCCACGAACCAAATTCCAATACAAAGAAACAGACACAACCCATCGGGTTGTTAAAAATGTGGAAGACCTTCCAGGTAGAGATGAAATTTTCCTGGCAGTCACAGCAGCCAAACCCATCATGAAGGCCATAATTCTCACCATGGCCAGTAGTGGAATGGAAGCCAGTACCATCCGCAGGTTAACACTTGAAACATTCACTGATAGCCTGGGCGACATGGCCATCACTGATAAAAATGACATGCTTGACCTGGAGGAAACACGCCGAAAACTTGAAAGAATTAATGGCCCCATAGCAATGTGGAATGTTCGGCGTAAGAAACTAGGACTAAAAGGGCATGACTACTACACCATATCCACTCCCGAATCAATAGACTATATCTTAGCTTATCTGGAAAAGTATCCTGCTAGTTCACCCTCAGATCCACTATTCCGTAACCGTAAACAAAAAGCAATAAGTGAAGCTCTGTTCAATAATAACTTCAAAAGAGTGAATACGCTCTGCAATTTTGGAAAACTAGGCAGATTCATCTATTTCAGAAGCCATAACCTAAGAAAATTCTTTGGGAACATGATGGACCCCGCCTTGGGAAGGCGTGATACTGATTACCTCATGGGCCACCAAAGAGAAAAAGACTGGGTAAGCCGTTCCTACTACCAACCAGACCTTCAAGCCCTAAAAATTTTATACAAGCAACATATGGGTAGAGTTACGATTACAGAAACAATCAAATACAGGGGCGTGACTGATGATCGTTTAATCGAATTAGAAAAACGTGACGAAGAAAGAGAGGAAGAAATGAAACAATTACGTACGGATTTGGATCGGGCCTTGCAGTTACAGAAGATGAATAAAAATTTAGATAGGGAATAGATGATCATTTGACTAAAAAATGAATCAAAATATATATTTTTCTATTTAAGTTGAATCATAATTAATATTAATAGACTTCAAAAAAATATCATTTATACTATTTAATTAATGGGGGAGTATTTTTTATTGACACTAAAATTTACTAAGGATGGTTATTTAAATCCTGGGCGACATAAATCAAACATAATTGAGATTAAAGAATTTTTTGTTGATAATTTTCCTAAATCTAAAAGCAGAGGTAGTAGATTTCAGGGATTTGTAAAGTATTCTCACAAAATTTGTAATCGAATAAACTGCACTAGGAGAGAAATTATCGCAGGAAGTTTTGTTAGTGATAAAGATGATCCTCATGATATAGATTTTTTAATTGTTCTTAATAAGATGGATCTGACCCGTGAAGAAAAGAAATACATAAAAAACGAAATAGAAATAAAAAAACAGGAAAAAAGAATGCGTGATGCTATGATTGAACAAGTTGATGCAGGTTATGTTGATATTAACCTAATCCCTTGTTGTGATAGTTTTTTTTTGTACCATCAGCCACGTAAATCTAAAACTTACAAAGAATACTTAAATTCTAAAAAGTATTGGGTCAATAAGTTTGGGAAAACAAGAGAAGATGAAAAGGGGATAAAAAAAAGAAGAGGAGTTATAGATTTAGAACTGAACTCCAATACATTTGAGGGGATTTAAAATGCCATATCGATCAATAAACGAGATTGAAATGGAATTAAAAGAGGTTAAAGAGATAATTGCATCTAAAGAATCAGCACTATTAGAGTTCCCTCATGATTTTGGATTAGAATTAGAGTTAATGGAATTTGAAAATATTTTAGAAGATCTGATTAGAGAAATGTCCAAAGTCAAAAATGAACCTAAAATGTATACTAAACATATTAAAAATAGGTTAACAAAAACCCAATTAGCACTGTCAAAGAAGAGAGATGAGTATATATTAAATCCTAACGTCGAAGAACTTGAAGATGATATTGAATTATTAGAATTAATGGAAAAAGGCTTATGGACTGAATTAGAACGTTGTTACTTAGATCAGAATCTTTCAGTTGGTGAGATTAAATTAACTGGAAAAATGTTAAAAGATTTTAGAATGCCACTTAGGCAATTAGGAGAAATATTTATAAAATTTAGCGATGTTCCAGTTGCAATTGCAAAATCCATCTATTACAAGAAAAAAAGAGACCTTGTAAAAGATAAATCTGAAGATGTGCAAATTAATTTAATAGATAAAAAAAGAGCGGAATTCTATTCTGAGAAAAAAAACCCAGAAAAAATATCATCAAAAAAAGAGGATTTATCTAAATTTTTGGAATTCAATTCTCAAGTTTATGCATCAGCTGTTATGTCTGGATCAGTTAGAATAATTTTAACAAGCCCACAATCTGTTATTAATAATGAAAGTTTAAATGATTCATTTAAAGTTTTGAAAGAACTTGTTGATTGTGGGAATGATAAAGAAGCTTTACAGAAAGAAACAGACAAAATTGGAGATGTTGACCCTATCATTAAATATAGGAATTTTTTACAAACATTGAAACTTAATAAGATAAATGTTGAATTTTCTGGAAAAAATAAAAAACTAGAAAATATTCCCATTTTGGAAATTACTCATGAAAAAGCTAAAGAAATATTCCAAGTACTGAATGCTCAAGATAAACCAATCTCTTATCCACTTAAGAGATCAGGTACTTTAAGAGCTGTAGATTTAGACGAGCGCAAATTTAAATTCCATTTAGAGGATGAAAATAAGGTTATTTTAGGAAAATATGATGAAGAACTTGATTCTGTTATAAAAGACAAAAATTTTAATGAACCATACACAGTAGAAATATGCTCATTTCTACCGTCTACCAACCTTAAAAAACAAGTGACTAAATATAAATTGTTAAAATTTTTAAATTAATTTAAACATTTTTTCCATAAGCAGTCACAGTTCATTATAAATTTATAATTTATCAGAGGCAATTATTCTTTTTAAACTAATAAATTCTTTTAATTTATCTAGTGAAACTAATTTACCATTATAATAGTTCAAATTTAAATCAAAAATCTTAAATTGATTTATATCCTCTGCAGGGAAATTCCAAGCTTTAATTATCTCACCATCTTCAATACTTACTACCCACAAATTAAAATTCACTTCACGTTCATTATAATCTTTATATTTCTGCAATGATTTTGGGATTAAATTAAGATTAACACTATATTCATTTTTTTTAGAGTTTAAAACCCATATTACATCAAGTAATATAGGTTTTTTAATTTTAAATAAATCTGATTTGTGTAGATCCTGAATCTGATCTAAATAATATTTATAATGAATAATTTCGTTTTTTCCAAATCTTATTTTACCTATTAAAATCTTAGCAATACTTACAACAATTGCCACGAAATACTTCATTTGGTCTTTATTAATAACCAATGTCTTATTTTCAGAGGTTATTTGAAGTATTGAATTGGTATTAACATCAATTATGTTGAAATTATGATTATGAACTACTTCATTCCTAAATTCCTTAAGATTTTTGTAAAGATTGAATAAATGATCTTTTATGTCTTTATTGGATTCAAAAAAAGGAGGATAGGTAAGTTGAGCATCTAATGACTCTATTCGCTTAATTTTTGCTTCGAATGTCCAATGTAATGACTTAGGTGTTTGATTATTCATTTCTAAAATCCATTCAAAAATCATATCTAAAATTTTAAAACTTGAAACGAAGGTTAATGGAATTATCTCTTTCAAAAGTTTTTCTGCAACATCCTCGCAGAGTTTGATGGTTGAAGATAGAGAAATATCCCGATTTGATAAAGATCCAGCATCCCTAAAATAAACTGTGTCTAATTGTGGATCGCCATAAAACATTTTTTCATTGCTAATGAAGTCTAACAACCATAATTCATATTCAAACTTTTGTTTAAGACATTTTTTAGATTTTTGATCAAATTGGACCATTACTCCGCCTCAAATTTAATATATTTTTTGTAATTATGATATATATTCAAATTGAGAATATGCATATTATGTATTAAATTACTTCTCAAATGCTCTACTGCTCTACCCTTAATAAGAGTATTCAATCTAGCAGTAATTGTAAGAATGTCATGTGAGAATTCGCAGGGGATCGGGTCGTCAAACTGTTCACCCCTACGAACCTCACGTGGCAGACTTACTCCATAAACCTAGTAAAAGGAGTAGATATGGATGCTGCAAATAAAACTAATGACTAAAAGATTAATTAAATTTTCTATTTTAGAAGTGCGACCCAACACCATCAACGTGTTGGGGGTCAACCTGTGAAAACGGAGTTAGACCGATTACGTGAAAAATTCGATACGAATTATTCTGCCTGGAGTCCCAACCTCCCATATAAAGAACGGGAACGTTTAACTCTTGAGAATCGGGAAATTTTCAACAAAATACTAGAATTAAACCAACACCCTAGCCACAGCCAGGTAACAGAAGAGTACAGTTTTGGGAGGTTCAGACGATGAATCTCCTTAAATTCGAAAATAAAAATTATTCAGAAGATTCTTCCTTTTCAGGAATTACAGTAATTAATGCATTGTCACCTTCTATTTTAACTTCCCACCTCATAATATCTCCCTGTTCCAAATTTAAAAGGTTGGTGATTGCAGAAGGAATAACTGTTATCATTGATCCTGCATTTTTACGCATTTTGGTTCTGTATACCATTTTCATATCCCCTCCTATGTCTGTTTCTAGGTATATATCTGTAAGATTACTGTATAAATATCTAACTAATTTTCTATATAAAAAACCATATAGTTTATATAATATAATTGCCTTATTATTGTATAGAAATCTGTATAGATTTCTAAGAGATCTTGACTAAGCCATTGAGATTTCAATCTTTGTTCGTGAGAACGTGTTTCTTTTTTTGCGTTCTCCATTTTCCCCCTTTGATTTTCCAGGGAATAAATAATGAGAAAATGGAGAAAAAAGTATGTGTGAAAGTGAATCAAAACTAAAAAGAACATTTAAAGTCTGGTGTCCTGATTGTAAAGAATATCTCGTCGATTTGAGGCACGATTGTGTAAAAACCAAAGCAGATATTAAAATTGTTCGTAAAGAAGGAGCTTGTGTCTGTGGAAAACCTGGAAATGAATCAGTACAGGTGATTTCATGTTAAAAACTAAAATCATTGAAGGTGATCGTAACACCTTTGTAAGAGAACTAGAAAGGGCTGAAGCAGATGGTTGGGCCCCAAACATGCAGAGTAAAAGAGTTGTCATGGTCAAAACTGAAAATGGTCAGTTTGCCCATCATAGTCTTATATGCCAGCGTTGGGTGGTGGACTAATATGGTGAATGATCGTGTTAAAAACATTCTAGTAGAACTCACCTCCCTGGACACTTGTAAAAACCTAACTCTAGTCTGTAATGATGAAAAATTCCAGTTATTCCATAAAGGAAAACAGCTTGGTGAAGACTTAACTCTGGCAGATTTAAGGACTCTTTCAAGGAATGCACTTGATTTGAAGATTGTGCAGCATGTTGATGTGAGCAATCTAATCTACGAACGGAGAATCACAAACACCGAAGGATACACTAAAGTTGAAGATGACATTGCCAGAGCCTTCCTGCATGTTATTCATAGAATGAAATTCCAGAAACCTGATGGTGTGATGGCTACTCAAAAAGCAGAGGTGGCCACATGAGCTATATTTTCAACCGTAACCACAACCGCACCCATGAGCCTGGCTGTCGTGCTATTGGCCAAATGAATTATGATAAGAATGCTGTGTCTGTTGATGAACCACGTGGCCATGGTTGTAAATTATGCGGCACTCCTGCTGGTTTAATCAATTACACCCCACGTGATCAGGATAGTGGCCTTGACCCCTACATTGGTGAACGGATTTGCCATGACCCTCACATCCGAGAAGTTCTCAAGAAGAATGGTTGCAGCTGCGGATCCCACAATGGTGACATTCGTATGCATCCACATGATGAGGGGGTCCAGGTCCTGGGTGAAGATGGAACCTGGTGGATATATTTCCACTGTTACAAATGTGGTCATGACACCAGCTTATCCAAAGTATCATTGAAAGTTGTCCAAGAACTGGCCAAGGAGGGGATCTAATGGTGGAACAATACAGGACAGAAAGCGTGCTGCACGTGCAAAGAATCCTAGAAACAAGTGGACCCAACTCACAGGTCTTGAAGATTTGTGAAGTCACTAATGATAAATACAGGTGCCCGGATGACTTCAACGCACTACCAAAACTTCCCAACCATGTGAGTAATGGAACCCGGATCTATGAAAGATGGCTTGATGGCCGTATCTGGGAAATATGCGTACTGAGAGGATGATCAAGTATGTCTGAATCAATGAGCAATGCCTGCTTAAAATGCAAACATCGCGGAAACGTGCCATACAGCCGACATTCCAAGTGCAAACATCCAGACGTTTTACACATGGATTGCAACACAACGGCCATGGTGATCCAAAGACTAGCCCGGGGTGAAGAGGTCATCAGGATCACCGGGGCCATGGGAGTACAATTCAAGCTTCAAGGGGTTGAAGGTAACTGGGCATTATGGCCTTTCACGTTCGACCCCATATGGTTGGTGGAGTGCTTAGGCTTTGAGGAGGCCATATAAATGCCACTTAGTTGGGAGGAACACTACGCCAGAGAGGAAGCCCTTGCAGAAGGATACTGTAATTCCATCCGGGCCAATTATGGTCTTGACAATTGTACAGGTGATGAGGACTGTGAGAACGAACCCTGCAGGAACCATTGCAAATTCATGGAGGGCAAGGAATGAAAAGGACTTTGCATGCCAGGAAGGCACGGCCAGGGTGGCTGGTATTCTTGTCACAGTACCGTTACCAGGTCCTGATCCTAGTCATCATTGTGGTGTTGCTAGTGGTGATTGGAGGGAGTCATAATCCAAGTGACCTGGAAGGGGTGTATGTGGGGTGATTTCAAGTGTAAATCTAGGATTTTTACTTGGATGTTTAGGTGTAAACGTATTACAGTATGACGTTTACACTTGGATTTTTGAAAATGGATCTGGATCATGGGGTGTAAACGTATTACTGTATGACGTTTACACTTTGGTTTTTAATTATACATTTGTAGAGTTATTATTATTATTATTATTATTATTATTATTATTATTATTATTATTATTATTATTATTATTATTATTATTATTATTATTATTTATTAAGAAAGAAGAAAGAAAGGGGGAAAGTTCGTAATGGCCAAAACCAAGATCGTTAGTGCCCGAATCGAACCATGGGTTGGTGAAATCCTAAAAAACCATGGCCTAACAACCAGAGATGCCCTGGAATATGTTGCCGAACTCTTATCCAACCCAGACGACATGGTATGGGAACAAATTAGACGACACAGAGTGATGATAACCAAACTCGAACTAGAATGTGAAGCAATCATGAGCCGAACCGACGAAATTCTATCAGAAATCAAAAACAAAGAATCCGAAATCGAAAAACTGGAACAACGGCTCAACAGAAACCCTGAAGACATCGCCTATGAAAAAGCAGGACCTGCAATTGCAAGCATCATCAAAATTTCAAACAGATTCAACTGCGAACCCTGGAAAGTGAATAAATTCACTGGCCACGACACCATTGGTTTTCAAGCCACCAAGGTTGGAGTGACCAGAACAGCACTGGAAGAACTCCTAAAAAGAGAATACGAAATCAGAAAATCAAGTTCAGCAACTGAATAATAAAAAAAAAGTAGAGGTGTACCTAATGGCTGAAATGAAAGAACTGAAAAAACGGATTTATTTCATTGGGAATGGAGAGTATGTTAAAATAGGAATTGCCAACAATCCTAAAAAACGATTAAAATCATTGCAGGGTGCGAATCATGCCCGTTTACATATTATTTATACCATGCCTGGAAATGAAACCCTAGAAAGATTATTACATACAATTTTTAGAGATTATCGGATAAGAGGGGAATGGTTTAGTTATTCTGGGGCTTTAAAAAAGTTCGTTGAATGTTTTAAAGATGAAGGTTTTTTTATTTCTGGAAAAAATCTTGATAAAATTCCAGCCGATTTTGATGGTTTAGATTTAGAATTAACCGAAGATCATGAGAGAATTATCCATTTTCTTAAGTTCATTGAAATTTCCGAAGCTTCGTATCACACTATGATGGATCCATGGGGTACTGATGTCAATTCTATTGTCTCCCAAATGGCTAAAGAACATGGATTTTCACAACAAAAAACAACTAAGCTTTTAGAAGAGTGTTATCAATTAGAATTAATTTTCAAACCTTCTTTTAACAATTTCAGAGTCATAATGACCTTGGATGAGCATTACAAATTTAAAGATTTAGTTGAAAGCGGTAAGGATAGATATTCAGAACAGTTTGAAAAGTAAAGAGGTGTAAAAAAATGGCTTTAACAACTGCACAACGGGGAAAAATTAGAGAAATAAAAGAAAAATACAAAAAAGAAGGATTAAAAGAAATTAAAGGCCGTGACGGTGTTTGGAGACCAACAGTAATTGGAGAATCATTCAAAGGCAAATATCTAGAATGCGTTCCAGACGCTGACAACTACCACCGCAATAAATACATTTTTTCAGATGACAATGAATTGAAAGATTCCAATGGCCGACTAGTTGGCTTGGATGGCCGTATCGCTCTTTTTGGAGGTGTGACCCTGGATGACTCTATGGCCTGGATCCCAATTGGGGCCCAGGTGGGGGTGATCTATTGTGGGGAACGACCTAACCCCGGATATAAACGTGCTACAAAGCTGTTCACCGTGATGAGTGACAAGGAACTTGATGTTCCAATGAATATTTCCACACCCACTAAGAAACCAGCAGCAGATTTGGCCATTGATGATGAAGCTGCCAGAGAATTAATCAAAGACTGCAAAACCTTTCTGGACAGTGAAGGTAAGAAAAATCCTTCAATCCTTCAGATTGCAGACTATGCGGAGGAACTCATCAATAGTGAAGATGAGCCTAATTTACAGCTTTTGGATAATGTGCAGTTGATTCTAGCACAGGATGTCATTGCGGAATGTGCTATCAGCCTGACCACAGATAAGAATCTTAGCCCATCCGAGGAGGAAGTTGCAGAATGTGCTGAGAAGGTTTTGAAGGACAATAGAAGTCTTTTAACTAAAGTTCAGTTGTTACTTGCTGAGATTGTTAAATCTAAGAAGAGATGAGGTGTAAAAATGGAAAAAGAAAAAGAATCAACTGCAATGAAATTAGCGGAAAACATAGGAAAAATGGCAGAATCTTTGAGCACATTAAAAAACAGCCCGTTTAACAGGAAATTACTTGTACTGTATATCCATGACAGTACAAAAATAGGAAAACAACAGATTAATGCTGTTTTAGATGCTTTAGAAGCGTTTACTGATGAGTTTGGAGAGGAGGAATAATCATGGCATTACAAGAAGTGATTATCGAAAAAATAAACACTCGTGATGGGATTATAACTGTGAAAAATAAACGAGGCAAAGAGTACACAGCCAATCTGCCCGACACATTGAAAAAAACAGCCGCCACAATTTTTGTTGAATGGGCAGAACCAGTTTATGCTGATATTCTTTGTCTAATCAATGAAAATGAAAAAACCCCAATCTGCAAAGGATTCTATGTAGAGGTGGCATAGATGGAACCTGGAATGAGCACGGTAAACTATCAGGAAGAACGTGGGGATTTTGATGAGCCAGAAAATCCAAGTATCGAAAATCTGGCAGAACAACAGCTGGCAGAAATGGATGAGAAAAAGGCAAAGCAATTAACTACGCCACTACGGCAGAATTGGTCCAGGGCCCAGGTTGTGGCCATGAAGATAGACAAAATTGTGGGTATGGAAACAGATTTGGTGGCCACGGATAAGGAGCTGCAGAAATTAGCATTGCAGAAGAAAATCATCGAAGGCAGAATTTCAGATCGTATTGATGAAATTCTTAAAAATAGGAGGGTCATTCCATATCAAATCTCAGAAAAAGGGGTCAGGATTGATCTGAGCATGTACGACATTCCAGCCATACGTGATTGTTGTGAAAAGCAGGGATTCGAGTTCGATGAAGATTTTTATAACAACTTCGGCTACATCCGGCCCATTGGAGGACAAAGGGTTGAAAATGCAGTGCATTTAATTAGACCAATTCTTGAAAAGAATTTCCTTCTACAGGAGGCGTAAATATGGGAAAAAGACCACGTTGGAGTCCTGAAGAAAAAAAATTCTTCAACGAATGTGTTGACAAAGGAATGACAGATGCCCAAATTAGCAGTGAATTCCATATTAAAACCAAATTTGAAAAGGCTAAAGGGTTTCACATGCGCACTCCTGATGCTATGGGCCGCCGCCGCAGATTCTTAGCAATGGAACGCTCACCCGTGGAAGGTAAACCTTTGAATCATAGAAGGTCCTGGTCACCAGAGGACGATGACCTTCTCATAACCTACAAAGACATGGGAAGCAGTAAGGAAGAAATGGCTGAAATTTTCAACCGAACAGAACGGGCCATAGATACTGGGATTCGATACTTAGAAAACAAAGACACCACTCCTTCTCATTGGTTGCATCAGCTGAAAGGATTCTTTAATCATATTTTCCGGAGATTTGGCCATAATAGGGGTTGATTATTGTTTTTCAACCGATCGAATATGCCACGGATCCAGACCTGGCTGGCATATGCATAATTTTTGATGATGGTGTCCTTTTACAGCTAGCTGTAAAGGGCACACATCAATTTTATGAAGTCAGTTATTATTTAGGGGAGTGGTTCTGCCAACCATGCCCAGGTTTCCATTATAGAGGTACCTGTAGCCATGTGGATCGGGCCAAAAGGTTTTACGAGAAAATGATGTGTTCTGATGGGCATTATAATAAATGACTTGGAATATGTGCGTTTACTACCAAAAAATTCATAATCCAATTGATTATCAGTACAAAAAAGAAGAACTTAAAGGAATTATCTTAGAGATGTGCTAATTTGGGGTAATGCGGGATTCTAATGGAGATCCTTAATGGTTTATCATGCTCTATTTTGGCAAAAAACTTATATACGGTGGAACCAGATCGAATATAAACATTTTTATGGGTTAGTTCGTGGAGTGTGGTTACGTATGGTTATTACTAACAAAGAATATGAGTTTGCTTTTAATAACTGTCCTGATGCCATATTATTAACATTATCAGATGGGACAGTTTTATCAGCGAATCCGTCAGCTTGTGAACTTTTTGGTTACACTGAGGATGAATGGTGTGATTTGAAGAGATCAGATCTTGTGGATGCAACTGATTCTCGGACATCTGTTTATCTTGAAGCAAGAAAAAAAGAGGGAGATGTAGAGGGTGAATTGATTTTCATCAAGAAAAATGGTGAAAAGTTCACAGGGCATATAAAAAGTGCTCTTAAACAACCAGAAAAAAGCTTCGGAAAAGCTTGTGTTATTATTAAAGATATAACTGAATTAAAACGTGCGGAAGAATCTTTAAAGAAAAATAAAGAAAGATATTACGACCTATTTTATAATGCACGTGTTGGAATATTTCGTTGTAGAATAAATAAAATGGAATTACTTGATGTTAACAAGAAAATAACTGAACTGTCAGGTTATACCAAAGAAGAACTATTGAATGATGTCTCAATTGTCAAATTTCCTTATCCTGATGAAATTGAGAATATTATGGGGAAATTAGAAGAAGAAGGTTTCATTGAGAATCATGAAGTCCATATCTTGGATAAAATGGGGGATATTAGAACAGCTTTGGTTTCATTCAAATTATATCCCGAAGAAGATTTTTTTGAGGGAACTGTAGTTGATATTACTAAAAGGAAAGAACTAGAACTAAAATTGCAAAAATCATTAGAAGAAAAAGAAATTTTACTAAAAGAGACACATCACCGAGTTAAAAATAACTTAGCCATTATTTCAAGTATTATTAATCTGCAGTCCTCTTATTTTGACGACCCTGAAGCATTAAATGCTTTTAAAAATATCCAAGATCGTGCCAATTCCATGTCCATGATTCATGAGAGGTTATACAAGTCTAAGGATTTAAAAAACATAAACTTTGGAGAATATTTAACCAGATTATGTAACAATCTCTACAAAACTTACACACATTCAACCAATATATCTTTAAAACTCAATATTGAAAATTTATCAGTGAAAAATAATGTTGCAGTCCCCTTAGGACTAATTGTCAATGAATTATTCACAAATTCCCTAAAATACGCATTTCCAGATGAAAATGGAAATTTACAGGTAGATTTTAGGGGAAATAATGAAATGTATATGTTAAGTATAAAAGATGATGGTATTGGTTTACCTGAAGACTTTGGAATAGAAAAAACAAATTCACTAGGCTTAACACTGGTAAAAATTTTAACAGAACAGATAAATGGTACTTTGGAAATTGAGTCTGAAAATGGAACAAAATGGTTGATAAAAATTCCAATTTCCTAATTTATAGCTTGATCTACAATAATTTTAAAATATCATCATCTGTGAATAGTTTATTCGTCAAATAGAAGATTATAAATATTTTAAATTACAATTATTAATTATTAAAGCTCTGATATTTATAATAGGGATGAATTATGATGATGACATCGGATCAAGTTAAAAGGGAATCTAGAAATATTAAATATTTACTAGGAAAGTATAAAACCAAGCAACCTGGAGAGGTTAACCCTCGAACTATTGATCTAAAAAAGGAATGGAGAGAAAATCAGAAAATACGAGTAGCACTTAAACAGATGGAAGATTTGAATGTTACTGGTGAGCTCCAGAATCAGGCTATCTGGATCATCACCCATGGACCACGTACTAAGGATCTTTGTGCACGGTGCAAGTATGAAACTGTTACCTTGGCTATTATTTTTTATTTGAAATTCAGCAATACTAAGAAAAGGCCATTATCACATTACAAGTTAGCCCGGGACCTGGGTTTGACAGAAGAAATTTATGCTAACATTGTTACTAAATTAGGTAGGTTTTTCCAGGAGAAAATGGCCCTCACTGGTAGAATCAAACGATATGATAATTCTTAATTATAACTCTTATTTTTAATTTTAAACCTTTCTTCTTCCTTCGGTCATGTTTGCCATGTTATTATAGTGATAACGGCAAACTATTGGAGGGGTTGGTGTAAACTGGTAAAATTTGCAGAGGATCCTGAATGGTTGCAGCTGGTCCGTGATGGCTATTGTCCTGAATGTTTAGATCAGTTTAACCCTAAGTCACGAAAACTTTTCAAAAAAGGAATTAAACGTGAATGCAGTCAGGGCCACCTTATTCTTTATGGAAATCCTTTGTATCTTGCTTATTATCGTGTTGAAAAGAAGAAAGAAAAAAAGAAAGTTACAGGTTGCCCTAAGTGTGGGGGTCAGGCTGTTACTTATGATAAGAAACATGATGAGATTTTCTGTGATGATTGTGGCCTGGTGTTATCGGGGCCTCCACAGTGGATTCCTCCAGCTAGATGGGTGAATTATCCCATGGGTAACCGGTACGATTACGCTGATATTGATGCCACTTATACACCCTACGAAACAGATCGCTGTGATTATGGGGATTACATTGAATAATTTTTTTATGTTCATCATTTATTTGATGAAAAAAGTGCTTTCCTAGGCGATTTGGTACACACCTCTAAGGGGGGATTATGGGCCCTGGGCACAGTGAAATGAGAAAAAAAAACGAATAAATAAAAGTTAAAAAAACAAAGACTTTTAAAATAAACAATAATACCCCCCCCTCTTATAGGTATTTAATCTAATTTTTCTCTTTCACGTCAAAAAGGCCCTATTATCCTCCCACTTTTCCAAACATATTGGGTGGGTTTTTTTTTATGAATAAAGACTTTTTAGGCTTCATAATTATCTTTTTAGGGATACTTTTCTTTTTCTTATTCATGGCATACAATCTCACAGTTTACTAGATTGTTCAGTTACCATGGCCTACAACTGCAATGCAGCTGCACCCGCGACAGCTAATAACACTGAACATTGCACTAATCTTAGGCACTGATTTTCATTATTTAATGAACAAAAAAGAACTAAAAAAGGAGATGGAATAATGGCAGAAGAGGAAACTAAACCAGAACAAACCAAAACTGAAGGATTAGAAAACAACAAGAGAAATGCTGTTTTACAGGAAATTTCTCTTTGGGTTTTGATATTCATTGTGTACCTTGGAGATGCAATATCGAGAGACCAGTCAATAACTCCACTTGGATTAGTTTTGATACTTGCAGCTGTAGCACGACTTTACATTAAAGTTAAATTCCCTCAATTTCAGTTAAACTAAAAAACTTATAGGGGGCTTCTGTAGATGGGAGAGGAAGGCAGGAAGGACCAACTAAAAATATATGATAACATCACTGGAAAACCATGCCCTGGCCATAAATGCCAATATGAGGGTAGATGGAAAAACTATTTTGTTTTTAAAGAAAAAGTCATAGATTTCATGGGACGCAAAGAAGAAATCAATGGAAACCTGAAAACAGAAGACCAAAAACTCGATGACAGATTAAAAAGTATAGAAAATAAAGTGTGGGCTATTCTTCTATTGTTATCAGGTGTGATTTTAAAAGTTGTATTCGGAGCATAATCACATTGTTCGTAAACACCGAATTGTTCCGAAACAATTATCCTTTATCCACAAACAATTAAAACAAAATTACGATTAATTAAATTAGACATCTTCTTGGTAATTGTCCAAATACTGTAAAGATTTTTTTATTTAACATACAGTTTCAGCCCTTCATCTCACCTATTCTTGAACATTTTTGAATAGTTTCTGAACATTTCCGAAATAGTGGTTTCCATGGCCAGACCTAACAAAGTCAAGACATCCAAGTACCGGGAAAAGATTGACCACTGGATCATTGAAGGTAAAGGTGACACTGAAATCATTGAGTTACTCAAACAGCAGGATCCACCTGAGAAGATAGGTCGGACCACTCTGTACAATTACAGGAAAAATGATTTCAATATTAATAAGGAAGCTACCAGGGAATATCATGAAAAGAAGAGTAAAGAGCGGTTGAATGGTGCTGTTGCTCAGACGGTTAGCGATCTGGAATTTCTTGACAATATCATCACGGTGGCTAATGATACTGGTTTGGAAGTGGATCCTGAGAAGAATATTTCCGAGTTGGATATTAAAAAACTTGGAATTCAGGCGGTTCGTGCTAAGCAGGAAGTGTTTAAGGCTGGTTCTGAAGATGAGAAGGAATTCATCATTACTATTGTAGGGGTGGATTCTGATGAAGAAGATAACGTGGAGGTTGAGCCGGAAGCAGAAGAAGAACATCAACCGGACTGATCGTAAGTTATTGATTGAGGGTAGTGCTGGTTCTGGTAAAACTATTTATGCTGTTCATAAGGTTTTAAAATATGGTCTTGAGCATAAGAATGCTCGTATTGGTGTTTTTCGTGATACTCTTCCTGCATTGAAGGCTACTAGTTGGCTTGAACTCCGGGAAGCATTGGAAAATTATGGTATTCCTTTTTATGAGAATAAGAATGAGGGTATCATACGGTTACCTACTGGATCCACGATTCTTTTTAAACCCTTGGATGATCTTAAGAAGATTCGAAGTCTTAACCTTGATTTTGTTTGGGTGGAACAGGCTGAGGAAATATCTTTTGCCGTGTTTGCAGAACTTGAAAAACGTATCCGTGGAATAGTCAGTAAGAAAAGTTTTGGACAGTTCTTGTTAACGGTCACTCCTGAAGGTACAGATCATTGGATTTATAATTATTTTCACCGCCAAAAAAGAGGCACTATTCTTCATTTTCATTATACTGAGAACCCATTTCTTCCAGAAGAGTACGTTAAAGAGTATGAGGAGTTAAAAGAGATAGATATTGAGCTTTATTATAAGTACACTCTGGGTAAGTGGGGTAAGTTATCGAATATTGTTTTTGAAAATTGGGATGAACAGTCCCCGGTCAGTGGTGTTGAGAAATGGACTGCTGGTGTTGATTTCGGTTATAATAATCCTTCCTGTTTCTTATTAATTGGCTGGTATGATGGTGAACCTTATATTGTCCGTGAAGTTTACAAAAGACGGTTAACTAATCCCGAGTTTATTGATGAAATTATTGCAGTTTTAAATGATGAGGGACTGACACCTGGAAAATTAGATAAAGTTTATTGTGATGCTGCCGAACCGGACAGGATTCAAGAATTTTGCCAGCAAGGTTTTGATGCTGTTCCGGGAGTTAAAGATGTTGCTGCACGACTGGAAACTAATCGCAGTGTACAAATCCACATAAGCCCTGGTTGTGTTGAAACTAAAAGAGAAATTAAAAATTACAAGTATCAGAAGGATAAGGATGGGAATATTTTAGATAAACCTGTTGATTTTAAGAACCATGCCATGGATGCAATGGGCTATGATGTTTACGGTGTTCTCGGACCTTTAAGCAAATACAAAAAACAGGAAATTGAAGAGGAAGACGCTTACGTCTACTAAAAAAGTGGTGGAAATAATGGGATTATTAGACAGAATCAACTACAAAAATTTCCTTTTACGGAATGCAGAACCCAACGCAATAGAAGAAACCGGAATAGACACTGATGACACTACCACCACTGATACAGATGCAATAGACCTCATCGACACGGTACCTTTCAAAGTCAAAAGAACAATAAAAAACTGCCGTTTTGCAGCAAACGACCCTATTGTGAAGGGTATCATCAATGATAACATCACTAAAACAATATCTAACTTTGTAATAGAAGGAGATAACCAGGACGCAGTGAACCATATCATTGAACGTTGCAAAAGCACAGACTGGGATATTAACCAGGTCATGAGGGATTTACTCTGGGCGGGTCAGGTTGATGGTGAGGTATTCACGAATAAGATTATTATTGAAAATAGAATCCACCTCCGAATCCTGGCCTTTGATGCTGAAAACTATCGAATCAAAAAGATATACGATGAATACGGTAAAGTAACCGGATTCAAACAACTCACACAAAGAAACAAAGAAACAAATAAAGGATGGCTGGCTAAAAAGTTCGAGGAACTGGAAGAAAAATTAGAAGAATGGACTGTACCATTCCAGCCAGGAGAGATCATTAATGCCAAATACATGGAGTTAAAAGGTAAGGGCAGATCTATTGTGATGGACATCTTGGACCCGGTATACTACCGGAGGGTACTATCAGATCTGATGCCTAAAACTGTTTTCAAAAATTCCAATATTTTAATTGTGACTATGGGGAACAAGGATGCCCCAGGTAAACGTTTAACTAAACAGTCCCGGGAGGCGGTTGTGGAGGCCACTACTGATTACCATAAAAAAGGAGTTGTGGTTCTCCCTTTCGGGCTTGAAGCTGAAATGATTGGTACAAGTCAGCTGCCAGATATTCCAAAATATAAACAGGATTTTAAGAATGAAATTTTCGATGGACTTTCAACACCACATGCACTATTTGATACAGAAGGAAGTAACCGGGCCACAGCGGAAGTATTAATGGATAGTGAAACCAGTGGAAGAGTTGTATTCCTTGAATACAACAGGGAATGGTTGAAAAAATATATTGAAAATGAATTATTCACACCTGAACTAGAACTAGCAGGTAAAAAAGGAAATGTCTGGATTAACTTCCATCCCAAGGACAAAGATAAGAAATCAGGATACCTAGAAACTGACGAAAATAAAGGTAAAGAACCATCAGAAGAGGAAACAGACGAAGGGGTGAATGATGATGGTGACTGAAGTACCCCTGAATGAGGAGCTCCTTGGATGGGATAATGAAACATTCCAACCAGATGATCCAGATGTTGAAGATATGGATATGGATGAACAGTTAATGTTTATTGCTTTATTTGTTATTTTTGCTAAACTTTACACAGATTTTGAGCATAAAACAGTTGATTATGTCCTTGAAAAATTCCCTGATGCTGTCACCAAAGCCGGGAAGAAACTAGCAGAAACCAGTAAAACCGAACTGACTAAAATAGTCGAAGAACACCGTGTTTCCATACTGAAAGAATTCAACATACACGAAAAAGTAATCCCCAAGGTTAAACTTGACTTGGACCTTAAACCAACCTTAAATACTCTTAGTTTAAGTGCTAAAGCAACTATCAATCAGTTAAAAGATGACGTGGCCACCAAGGCCGCATCATTCAAGGCAGGTATGGGTGAACCCAAAGATTTCAATCTTAAAGCTAATTTCAACAGGGCCATAAGACGTACTAAGAATTTTGTTAAGTTCAATGCCCAATTGGCTAAGCAAAAAATCAAGAGAGCAGCTCAGAAGATGAGATATGGCAAAAACATGTTATATTACTGGGTTGTTGCTGGACGACGTACTTGTGAGAAATGCTATGCCAAGGCCCGACTACCACCAAGACCCATGGACAAATGGGAATATGACCACCCAAATGGCCATTGTGAACTCGTTCCTGAGAAAGATAACGCTACTAAGGAATACCAGTCCTATTTAGAAGAATCTCAAAAATACGCTGATTTAACTCTTATTTAACTAATTTTTTAATCCACATTTTTACTTTTTTGGAGGCATGGTACTATTTTAATACCTATTTTCAAACCTGGCCTGGTCAACTATACGGATCATGGCCTGGACAAACCCGTTAAATTCACAGAGGAATTTTTAAAAGAAATAGCAGCCACAACTGGCAGCTTAAACGTGACTGACGAACATGATAAGAAAGTCATAGCAGAGGTAGATAACTTCGTCTACAAAGATGGAGCCCTACAAGTCAAACCACCTGAAGGGGTGGATCTGAAAGATAAAGGGATCAGCCCACTATTTGATGGGATGGACCTGGTAGAATATGATGAATATTACCTACCAATAGATGGTTATCTCGAATCGGTTGGTTTAACAGCCACTCCCAGAACTTACATTCTCTATAATAGTATTAAAAAACCCGAGGAGGACGATAATTTGGGTGATAAAAGTGAAGTTTTGGAAAAAGCTTTAGAAAAACAGCAGGAACAGCAGGAAGAAATCGGTATTCTTAAATCCAAGCTTAAAAGTGCTAATAAAACTGTTGAAGAAAAACAGCAACTAGAGAAGGATTTGAAGGAAGCTGAAAAAAAACAGAAGGAGAATGAAGATAAAATAAAAGATTTAGAAGATAAAGCCAAGAAATATGATGAATTAGAAGGACAAAAGAAGGAAACATTGATAAAAGAACTGGCCGGGGATGATGAAGAGTTGAAAAAAGAACTTGAAGATATGTCCCTGGAGAAGCTGGAATTTTTCAAGGAACATAAAATCATCACTCAAAAACCCAAGGGAGTGGCCGCTGGTGGAGCTCCAGGGCATGATGATGATGGAACCAAGAAAAAGGAAAAAGATGAACCTGAAGATTTCATGGAGATACGAAAGAAAAAGAAGGGATGGTAAACTAATTGGAGGTATTTTATGACTAAAATTGGAACATTTTTTGAAGAGAAGGACGTTAAAACCTATGAAGTTGAAGAAGGGACAGCCACATACAGGCAAGGAGTGGATCCAAATAATGGATTACCCAACGAGCAGATCACTTTTGCATCACAGGTGAATGAAGAATGCTTCCTGAAAAAAGGGGCAGGAGAGCTTTCAATGACCCTTGCTGGAACTGGAGATATAGCTACCCATTTCAACCCTTACGCCCCAGAGGTTAACGGAACACTACCTAAAGCAACCACTGCACAGGGTTCATATCCTAACCGATATGTTGGTGCTGTTAAACTCAAATCTGGAGAATTACAGTTACCTCTGGCACCTGATAATTCTGAAATCAAGGTGGGAGATAAGTTAAACATCAAAGCTAAAGGTGGAAAACTGGACAAAACCACTGAAACAACCTATGTGGTTGAAAGCTACGAAAACATCCCTGCTAACACTGGAGGATACATCACTGTTGACTGTAATGGTCCTATCGGCGTTGTAGCAGTTACACCATAAATTGGAGGTATGATAAAGATGGCAAGTTTAAAAGAAATGTATGCTGACTTTGAGAACGGAACCTACCTGGCAGAACTAAAACTTTCCATGGTTGAAGGTTACAATTTTGCAGGGATATTCCCTCTTCAAAAAGTCGACAATGAACAGGTCACCATAGTTGAAAGCACACCTATTGAGAAATTCCTAACTCAGACTGGAAAATCTAAGAAATTAGCTAAAGGTGCAAGCGCACGGAAAATCAGAGGGGAGGTAGTAACCCCTAAAGGATTCAAACTTGTGCACAACGAAATAGAATATAATATTCTCAACAGTGACATGGAACATCCTAATTTTAATCTGATGGATGAAATCAGTGGAATGGGATATGTGTTTGCAAATGATGTGGACCAAACTGTTTACACCACAGCTAAAGAAAACGCAACCCTTGTAACTGATGATAAAATCATTGGAGAATGGGGTGAAGCTGCTACTGAGTTCAAATCAATATATAGGGATGTGATGAGGTTACAAAATTTCATCTTACCTAAACCTTACAATATTGACTTAATTGCGTATGGTAAGGAAGCTAACATTGAGTTAAAAGCTAGAGCAGGACAGTCTACCTCTGATTACAAATTACCTCAGAATGGTTTTGAAATCAAAAAAGCATTGGACTTAGCTAACGCTCAGAACTTCTGGGGAGGTCGGGCATTTGATGATGGTGAAGCTATAGGAGTTGACAGTAACATGCCAGCCCTGGATGTCATCATGATGAAATACAACAACCCCAAAATCAAATCCATGCCAACTATCCAGGGAATGGAAAAATTACTCCCCCCTGTCAGTATGTTGATGTTTGATAATGCTGATAAAGAGCACAGACCAATGACCACCATCAAAGTAGCCTGTACTTGCGGAGCATACCCCAGAGCTAAGGGTGAAAGGATGATCCGCTTTGCTGACTTAGTATCTGCAACCCCATAGGAGGTGATTTGGTATGGATTCTAGAGTGTTTAAAAAAGCCGTAGATGCAAATACGGAAGAGATAAAAAAGTTCAAAGAAGTTTTTGTATCACACCAGGACCTTTTTTCAAGGGTGCAACTGCCCGCTGATGCTGCATCAGGAACCTTTGAAAAAACAGTTTTCACAGCACCATACAACTGCATAGTAAAGGATGTAAAAGTAGTGCCAGATGGAAACATTGGCCAGGCAACCAATTACATGACCCTTGACGTGCAAAATAAGGGAGCTGCTGGAACTGGAACTACAAGTTTAGGAACCAGAGCTGTCAACAGCACCAATCCAATCTCGGGTTTTGTTGGTGCGGACCTAGTTTCAACTGACGCAGAAGTCACCGAAGGGCAGTCAATCACTTTGAAAAAGACTGTTACTGGCGATGGCCAAGCATTCCCTGGCGGACTGGTTATTGTCAGATATGAAAAAGCATAAACGGAGGGGTGACCTTTGGCAGACCCTGCAACCCGGATGGAGGATTATTATAAAATCCTCCACCACCTCAGGGAATTCAAAGTTGACAGACAATACCCTTACTCTTTTGAATCATCAGACAACGTACAACCATCCAGTAAATGTCAGTTAGTGGCCGGATCTGTTCATATAAACCTGTTAAGATTTACTGGCATGACTGATGATGTGATTATCATCCCTACATTACAGCGTGATTATTTTTCGATAGATTCAGTTGAAATCAAACTAACTCCAGGTAGTGAGTTGGATCCTTCAAAGATTAGTCTAGGTTTTCATGATACCATGGGTGCTGAAGTCACTCTTTTAACTCTTCAGGGATCGGGTGATATTATCAGTGCTGGGCAGTCTGGAGCAGTTACTTTTAAAGTCAATGATCAAGGGATGGATCCCAAAAGTCAGTTATTGTCTGGTATTAAGTCGCTAAGTATCCACTTAGATACAACTTTAGATTCACTTGACATCATCGACATCATATTTAGGAATAACAGTCCTGTTTGCACACTTGAAAGTCTGGATCTTGGTTTAATTGATGGTGAGAATTATGTTAGAGATGGCCTCCAGACAGATACCTTACCAGAATCACTACTCAAGTACAAATACATTGCAGCTGCAGCCATGACTTGGCTCACCCGGTGGGAGCATGAAGGCCAGGTAATGGGTGATGGAACACAGAAAAGTAAAAACTATGCGGACCGTCTCTTGGGAATAGTAGACAGGGCCATAGACACGTATAAAAACACTCCCGCCGATGATAACATCGATGATGGTATTAACGAGGATTTGATTGGATTCAGCCTAATCTAAATATTTGTGGGGGCTATTTTTTTGAGTAAATTACAGGAAATCCTGGAAGACCTAACCAGATTCATCATCAAATCCGGGAAATACACCCGGATCTTTTATGATGATTCCACCATGGATCCGAACACACCCTTACCTGCCCTGAGCTACAAGGTCGGGGAAATGAAACAAGAAAAACCATCCGGCTGTGATGAATACGTTAAAGAACTAGAAATACGAAGACACACCGCTACACTAGATAAAAATAAGCTTCTAATGGAACTATGGGATTTCGAAGAAGAAATAATAACCCTAATCAGACGTGGGGGTGTTAATGGTGAGCTTTCAACACGGCATAGTATAGAACTGGAGTATCATAAAACTTATCCAATTGGTGCTTTGGTTTATAAGCGCCATGAGGATAATAAAGAGGTTTTTTTCAGTAATCTGCTCAGGGTAGCATTCAAACTTAGATATACTTTATAGAAGGAGGGATTTTGTTTATGAAGTTTCAATATACAGGGCCAGATGGACATAAGACCCTGGAACTAGTAGCTTTTGAAATAATGGAAAAAGACGAAGAACTAAAGAAAAATCAGATAATTGAAGTACCTGATGATAATAAAAGGCTGGTTTCATGTCTGGATGCATCAGGATATTTTAAACGGGTGGAAAAAGAAGAATCTAAACCCGTAAAAAAACCTAAACAGAAGAGGAGGACTGACTAAATGGGAGTTATAGCACCTAACCTAGCATATCACTACTGGTCCTTGGGGATCAAACCCGCCGGTAAAACAGCCCCTGAACAACCACTAATAATGATCCCTGGAACCGAGTTCGAACCTGAAAAAGAAATCGAACACGAAGAAGATAAGGGCCACACAGGTGGATCCAGTCTAACCATGGGAATGTACCGTAAAAAAGCAGCCAGTAGCCCAGGTTACGAAGATAAAGCACGATACCAACAAGGATGGGAAGATTACTGGTATTTACTCTTTGGACATGTGACAGGCCCAGACCCCGCAATAGCCGGAGCCACTAAGGCCAAAAAGTACGTCTTTGCAGTTGATGTTTTAAACCCATCCGATCCACCACTCTGTACATTGTATAATGGTTATGCTAAGACTGCAAATGATGCATACGTCTATGATAATTGTATGCTCAATGAACTAGAGGTTAAATTCAAAAACGATGAACCCATGAGCATAGCCCCTAAATTTGTCAGTGACTATCCCCAATTCAAACAACCCAACCCTGCCCGAGTAGTACCTACTAAAAAAGTCAAAATAGAAGCAGGCCAGACAATACTCTACTACGCCCCGGTCGGAGTGACACTAACCGAAGCAAACAAATCACAATATGCTTTCCCCTGTGTAATAGAAGGCAATGTAAAAGTAAACAACAACGCCGAAAGTGAACCATGCGGAGGGGATGATTTCGGTACTGAAACTAAAAACATGGGCATAAGAGAATCCGAAGGAGGATTCACCATACCCTGGACAGAACAGACCAAATGGATCCAGACAGAATATGAATCTGGAACAACTGACGGGACTAAAGTATCATCAGAACCACTCAGGAAACAGATCCTGATAGAATCCATAGGACCCCAAATCGAAACTGTTACATCAACTGACATATTCCATAAAACAGCCATTCTAATACCAGATGCGACTATTACTAAATGTGACAGCCCACAGTCTGGTGATGAGCGTAAATCAATCGAAACTGAGTTCAAAATCAATGATGAAAGCCTGGCCAGTTTCATGACTGTTGAAGTAATTTCTGAACTAGCAAACTTACATATAGGAACCATATAAAAAGGGGTGTGTTTTTAGATGTTTACTCGTGCTAAAATAGAATTTTGTGGAAAAGAACGGAAATTCAAAAGATGCAGTAACAAAACATTAGTCACTTTCCAAAAAGACATAGAAAAACTCCAGGAAGAAATGAAACCAGTCTTCCAGGACAACATAGACTTGGAAGAACAATTAGAAGATATCCAGGCACAGATTGACAGGACTAATAAAAGGATACAGTTAATTGAATCAGCAGAAACCCCCACTGATGCAGAAATCCGAAAAGCCATCAAACTACTTGACGATATTGACACCCTTTCCAAGGAAAAACGTACCCTGGAGAAACAGTTACGTGAAGATGGAGATGAACGTAAAGATCAGATGAGGCAACTGGAAGAAAAACTGGAAAATACGTATGCAGAACTCGCATGCTTACTCATAGACCCACTCACACCGGAAGAGTTCAAAGAAGAATATGACAGCATAGACCTCATTAAAGTACAAAACCTGGGAATGTTCTATAATATGTGCCAATCTGGCTTCACTCAGACACAGATAGATAAGAAAGTCCGTGAAGTTATAAAAGCCAATATGGACCGAACCGAAAACTTTCGACAAAAACAACTCCAAAAAATCTGAACCATTAAGTTTGATCCTGGAAGAGGTGATGCTGGATAACTATTTCTTAATAGTGAGGCGGATACCTGGCATCAGCCTCTCACCAGACGCATACTGGAACCTCGACACCTACACCACTTCACACCTTCTAAAACGTGAGAAAGAAATCATGGACAAAGAGGAAGAAGAATACAACAAACAAAAAGGCAAAACCAAACCCCGAGAGAAAAATTCCGAGGAAATGGAAGAACTAATGGATGAACTACAAACAGAGGCATAAGAAATACTATGTATAGGGTTGATGATTCCCAGTTCCAATCATGGGCCAAAAAAGTGGAACTGAAACTAAAAACAGGATTCTTCGATGCACTAATCGACGCAGGCTTACTAATCAAAACCAAAACCACACCCTACGTACCCCTTGATAAAGGATACCTAGAAGAATCCTACGAACAAATCATCTACACCCTAACCAATCTTTTTAAAATGGAATTCGGATACTCAGTCCGAAACAACCCATGGAGCAGAGGATACGACTACAGCTGGATCCAACACGAAAAAGAATTCCAACACCCTAAACGTGGAACCTGGAAATACCTAGAAAAAGGAATAACATCCTCAGAAACAGAAGTATACAACATCATAGAAGAAGAATTTTACAGAATAATAGAATAAAAAAAAATGAGGGGGGATTAGGGTTATGGAAATTAATAAAAAATTAAAACTGTACCAAAAAGCCGTTAATAAAGTAGAAAATATTGAAAAAAAGATATATAAAGACAATATGGACGTTTATGAGGATATAAATGAATTAATAGACTGTACAATAGAGATAATCCCTGACAAACACATAATAACATTGATCCATATTCGGAAAGAGTTGAAAAATAATGATTCTGATGTTGAAAACAAATTCAAATATTTCAAGAAAGATTTCTTAAATGAATTAAAAACTTCATTAAATGAACAAAAAGACAACATATGTCAACTTATAAATGTTATAGAGATAGATTATCATTGGGTGCATGATTTACAAGAATACAGATTATTTAATAGAGAATTAAGGCAGATGGTGGATAAAATAGAAGAATTCATGGAATATTTAGAAACCATACCAAGAATAAGGTGAAAAAAGAGAAAAAATATGATTATTTCTTGTCCTTTGGTGGATATGGATCATTACCATAACTTTCACGCCGTTGAATACGTCCATTCTTCTTGTGCGTGATAACTTCTGTCTTCTCCCGCTGACCCTGATCTTTAGCAGCTTTACCAGCTTCAGCTTTAGTGTCAAAATGTTTTGAAGCTCGTTTAGCATTGTCTTTTTTAGTATTCCACCCACCTTTTTTATCCGCTACAACATGTATGGCTTTCTTCTTACCTGGCATAAATTATCACCTCCTTTATCCTTTTTGTAAATATTATAGTTCAACCTTCCTTAAATTTTAGAGCACAACAAACTAAGGTGATTGTTATATGACATGCATCGCAGGAGTTATAACACCACATAAGAAAATTGTAATGGCCGCAGACAGCGGTAACAATGATGGATTTGGAGCATATACCATACTCAAAAACCAGAAAAAGATCTTCCAAACACCAAACGGAATGATAATAGGAGTAGCAGGAAGCAGCAGAATAGGACAAATACTAAACCATGACTTTGACCCTCCCACCGACAAACACAAAGATCCTTTCCTGTACCTCCTTAAAGAATTTGTTCCTGCATTAAAAGAAAAACTCCAAGAAGAAAACTTAGTAGACGATCATAAAATGAAATACGACTCATCCTTACTCATCGGTTACAAAGGCCGATTATTCCGTTTGGGTGAAGATTATGACATTATAGAATCTAATGACAATTACGATGCCATTGGCAGTGGACGATACGATGCAAGAGGAGCACTATACGCACTAAAACAGACTAAAACCATGAGTTGCGAAAAAATGGTAAAAATAGCCATATCAGCAGCTATAAATGCAGATGTGAATATTAAACCACCAATAATAATTGAATACACTAAATAAAATTATTTATATCCTATAAAAATTTAACTTGAATCTATGACCTCACCTATTGCGCATGCATTGACAAGATTATCAGAATGTAATCAAAACCAAATTGAAATAGGCCCTCATGCAAAAGATAGGATGGAAGATAGAAACATCAATGAAAATTTAATATATGACTATTTAGTGAAAAAAGATGTTTCTGGAATTCTTCAACAGAGAAAAAACAGATTTAAATTATTTTACAAACAGGATGATTCCAGAATTAATCACGATCTGATCATTATCATTGACTTTGAAAATTCAAAAGAAAAAGATATAAAAGTTGTAACTACATATGAACAGTCAGTGAAAGTTAGAGAACGGTAGAGAAAAATGAGTGACGTGGATTTTGAAATGATAAGTAACTATGATGCTCAGGCAGATGCATTGTTTTTAAAGGTTAAAAAGCCTTATTCTTATAAGGAATCTGTAGAATTAGCAGATAATGTTATACTTGATTTCAGTGAAGATAACATTCCAGTAGCTTTGGAAATATTGGATGCCTCCAAATATTTCCATGTCAAACCATTCTCTTTAAGGAATTTCAACTTTGAAATGACAATCGATGTAAAAAAAGATACAATACATCTTGAAGCCGTTTTCATGTTCCTAATACATCAAAAGAAAGAAAACCGACCAGTTGACTTACTAACTCTTAATGATATGAAAATTCCATCCATGCAGACCAATTATGCAGTGGTCTGATCACTTATTTTATAAGTTACTGAAAAATATTTACCTCCAAATTATACTTTACTTCCACATTCACTGCAAAAATTAGCTTCTGCTTCTATAGGAGAACCACAATTAGAACAGGAGTTAGGATCCATTTAAAATCCCTTTTAAAGCCTCCCCATTAATAGTTATAATACTTTACTTTCACATTAACTATAAAAAATTAGCAGTTTAGATTTATAATCAAATTTGATTTAATAATTGAGCTTTTTTGGATTTATACTCTTCTTCAGTGAGTATTCCAGAAACATGTAATTCATGAAGCTTTTTAAGAGTGTCAAAAGGGTCATGATTACTTAGTTTGGGTTTGGGGGCTTCAGTTTCCTTGTTGGATATTTGGGGCTCAAATTCGTTGAATTTTAACATCAACTCATCAAACAAAGAATTAAGAGATGTGTTTTTACTTGAAATCACAATAGTACCATACCCATTTGTTTTAAGTCGAAATACACGACCTCTTTCATTCCAATCAATGGAGTTAATGTCATTAAAAAGGATAGTGCCTTCATGGCACACCATTTTGTTGTAAATTTGAAGTTTATTATCATATATCGCAATACGAGCATTTTCAAAAGTTTTATTGTTGTTAATGATACTTTCTTTAGTTGTGCTCCCATCACCGCTAGCAAGTGCATACCCTGCAATTGCCCCTACTGGGCCTAAAAGTAATCCCCCTGCTAAAGCTCCTCCGGCTTTTTTAGTTCCACGATGGGCAGACACAATTGCTTTGGTTGAAGGTTTATAAATCTTGATCTTAAGAGGAGGACATTGCATGACTTGTCGTAAGGTTGAGAATTGTTCATTAATTATTTCATCTAATTGTTCAATAGAAGTTATACTCCCATTATCTAGTTGTGGTTTGATTTCTGTACGTAAACGGAGAGCAAACAAATTTGCTTTTTGGTTTTTACTAACAGACATCATGCTTGCTCCAAAGAGTTCACGAATTTCTTTACTTGCTCCCCCTAAATCAGATCCTAATCTTTTCTTCAAATATTTCTTTAAATTTTTTTTAGTTGTATAATCCCCCATTTTTATACCTCTTCAAGTTTTTTAAGTTTTAACATGCGTATTAGGTCATATTCGTGAGCTATGTAATATTCTATTGCTGTGATGATGGTTTTAGAGACAGATTTTCCCCTATGTTTTGCTAATAATTCAATATCATCTTTAAATTCAGAGGGTATTCTCACGCTTGTTGGTATATTATTCCCCATTTTTATCATCTTCGATTTGATTCTTGTAATTATTATTTTGTAGTCATTATATTTAAATTTTGTATATAAAAACCCCTATTTTGTAGTCACTTAATGGAGTCTTTTATCATGGCTTTCGGTGGACGAGAAATTAAATCATTCCTAACTCTGGATATTACCAATTTTACTCAGGGGTTAAGCGGTGCTAAATCAAAAGCAGCATCCTTACAATCTGAATTAAATGGCCTCCAGAAAGGAGCAAGTGGATCCAGCTCTGAGGTTTCAAAGCTAAAGCAGAATAGTGATGGTCTGAATCAGACCATGAACAACCTCAGCCAAACCACCAGCAAAACCGGCAAAGAACTAGAAAACACAGCAAAATCAACCAGTAACGCCGGGAACAATGCAACTACAGCACAATCAAAGATGCACGGCCTTAACAATGCAATGAACCTGCTAAAGGCTACAGCAGGAATGTTAGCCATCACATTAGGTATGGACCTAGCCATGCAAATAATGAATGTTGCCAACAGTGCAGTCAATGCCCAAGGACAAATCGCAGGAATGGCCAGAGGCATGGGATGGGACTCCTCACAACTAACCGCGTACACCAACGAGATGGCCAGACTCCAAACAATCTACCGCAAAACAGATATGAACCAGGTCGGCATGGAAGTTGCCAAGATGGCCCGTATCTACAAACTGAATGCAAGTGAAGCTAAAGATTTCATAGAAACCAGTGCAGTATTTTCTAGTGCCATGGCCATGGAAGGAAGATCGGCCCGGGACTCTGCCCTAGCCCTCAAAGATTTAATAGACCAGGGCCAAGGATGGGAACGCCGACTAAGTGAGATTGGAGTTACAGCTGATGCACTTAAAGCCACAGGCTTGTGGAGTGGTGATAAAGAAGATAAAAAAGGAATCATAGCTGCACTCAATCAGGTCCTGGAACAGCGTAGTTTAACCCAGATGGCAAAAGAAATCAATAGTCTTGATGATGCTGTCCAAGTCTTAACTATTGCTGGTGGCCAGCTCCTCGGAGCTTTCCTGATACCTGCTGCTCCATTGATTTATGCCATTACCATGGCCCTGGCAGACCTTGCCTATGGTGCTAAAAATGTAATTGGATGGTTATCTAGTAGTTGGGCTGCATTACCAGGATGGGTTCAGTTAGGAATTATAATAGGCATAGCAAGCATTGCACTAATAGGGTTTGGAATAATATTAACTTCCACCATCATCCCTGCAGCAAGTGCCGCAACTCTAAACTTTATAAACATGTTACTTCCTCTTTTCGGTCTTGAAGTGACAGCAATAAGCACGTCTGGAGGATTCATATTGCTTGCAGGGGCAATTTGGAGCGCATTGGCTCCATTATTGCCATTCATCGCAGCTGGTATAGCTGCTGCAGTCATAATCTATAAAATAGGAGAATATTTCCATTGGTGGAAAGACATTCCCACAATGATTGAGGCCATTAGGTCTGGTGTCATGAGGTTGTGGGCTGCTTTCGTGAATAATCCTCATGTTGTGGCTACTATTAATGGGATTAAAGAAGCTTGGTATGGTTTATTACAATTCTTCTCACCACTAATTTCATACTTCCAAGGATTATGGAATCAATTATTCCCTCCTACAGAAGGTTTTGATATTGTCCGGGCCATTATTGACTTATTTGGATTGTTAGGTAATGTTGTTGCCCGGGTTTGGAGTTTCTTCCAGAATAATCCTCTGGGCCAGGTACTAGGTTTATTGACCATTTTTGTGAATCCTTTACTCTTCATAATTCTAAATTTCAATAAACTTGTATGGATTATAAGTCAGGCAGGCAATGCAATTAAAGCCTTTTTTGGAGCATTCTTTGATAGTGAAGGGCGTTTTGTTGGTTTGATTCAAGGTTTCCAGAATGCTTTTGGGATGCTTTGGAACTGGTTACTGAGTATTGATTGGGGAGCTGTTGCTACGGGATTTGTTACCGCTATCTACAACAGTGTTAAAGGATTGGGCCAATACATCTGGAATGCCTTATTTGGTGGTCTTGAAAATGTAAGTTTAGAAGGGATTCTGTATGGAATTCTTAGCCAAATTATCATTTTCTTCGCTAATTATAATCCAGTTACTATGCTGATCCGGTTGCTCTTTGGTGACACGGTGGCAAACCAATTTGTGATAGGTATAAGGAGCATACTTTTCCCTGCTTTAAATGCTCTGATGAACTTTATAGGAATATTAAGAGGAGTTGCTGGGTACCTTTGGGGTGTTTTATCACCTATTGGATCGGCTCTGTCTTGGATTGGTGGATTGATTTTGAATGGGGCCTGGCAGGTGCTAATTGGGTACTGGAATACTCTGGTTAGTGTTGGTCAATTTTTATACAATATTTTCACTTCCTTAACTGGTGCTTGGGATGCTCTGGTCGGTGCTTTCTTCAAGGATGGTGAATGGCTGGGCATTATTCCGGGTCTTAAGAATCTTGGAGGCATGATCTGGAATGCTATTGTAAATATTGACTGGATAGGTTTAGGGGTGTTCTTTTGGAACAGTCTCATGGGAATCTTCAGTGCTGGTGGAGATATCATTGGTCAATTCATGTCATGGCTCGTTAATGTTGATTGGATTGGTCTTTTCATGGCTATTGGTGAGTGGTTAATCCAATTCAACCCGATAGGTGTGTTAATAGATTACATCTTTGGAGGTGATGGTGGTGGTGGTTTACTTGAAGCTATTACTCTTTGGGCTTCTGGTATTGACTGGTATGGTATACTCATGGCCATGTTCCAGTTCATAGCTCAATATAACCCTTTGACCATGATTGTAACTCTTCTCTTTGGTGATGCAGCTGGTCAGACCTTCAGCACCATGCTCATGAACATTTTCATATTCGCAGCCCAGGGCCTGATGATTGGAATCCAGGTCATCATGGGTGTGATTAACATCCTGGCCAGTTTCATAGGATCCACCTGGTCCACTATTCAATCCACAACCCAGTGGATTTGGAATAATGTGTTCATGACCATTTGGAATGTGATGAATCAGATCTGGGGAGCGGTATCTCCCTATGTGGGTATGATACTGTCTGCCTGGAATCAGATGAAAAATGGTATGCTATCAGCTGCAGTTGCTATTAGGGATGGAGTATGGGGTCCTATCAAAACTTTATACGATCATCTGAAAGGATTCTGGGACTTCATAACTGGAGGTGGTTCTAGAGGTTCCGGAGGAGGGGGTGGTGGTTTTGGAGGTACAACCTGGCCCGGTGCTGCTGGAGGGCCAGACATAAGTGTGTTGAATTACAGTGGAGGACTTTCAAATGATGGTCTCTTTGCTGGTATCGCACCTATGGTTTTCAGGTCAACCCAGAATAGAATGTATGGTGCAGGTCCTGCCCCTGAAAATGATGATACTTGCTATTATGATGGTAACTGTTATGCTGGTGGATGGGATTTCAGTGACAACTGGATTGACAGGATCCTCTCAACCGTTTATGGTTGGAAGATGAACATTGGAGGAGTTAGTCTTTCACTTTCAACACTCAAAAATGGAGGAAGCTTATCAGCTTTCGCAGCCCTTGCCAGTTCAATTATTGGAAGAACAGCATATCAATTCTACTATGGGGATCAGAAAAGTAATGCTCAGGCTTTAAGAGATCGTCGATTCAATTGTTTTGATGGCGCTCAGATTATCATAGCCCTGGCCCAGGCAATGGGATTATCAGCCTATATGGCCCATGGAACCTGGGGATCCACAGGCATACCACACGTATGGGCCATGGTAAACGGAATACCATTTGATACCACAGCCTTCCAGAACCGTGGAACCTGGTCACCTCCGCCAGGTAGTGGTGCTGGGGGCTTTGGAATTGCAAACCCAGTTAAAAGGGTGCTGCAATTCGTGTTTAACATTACTGGCCCTATCTATGACAAAGATGGTCTTATCAAGGAGATTAAAAACGTGGTGCATGAGGAGTTAAACGGAGTAGTTGACGAATTATTCGACTAAAAAAAAGGGTGTATGCATGAATACTTGTATAATCGGACCTGTAGTTTTCGATAGAGGATTCTACTATGAAAAAAACAATGATTACGGAGTCATGGATGGTAAGGAAAAGTTCACCATCGCCGGCCCCATCTGGAAAATAAACCAACTCCGTGGCCTGATAACACAAGGAGGTACTGAAGAATCTGGAGGCATAACTATCAGGAGCACTAAACAGAAAGATTGGGGTCCTGTGTGGATAAATGCAACAGCTAGCCGTCCTGAAGAGTATGATAATGTTCGATTAAACCATAAAGGCTGGTACCTCATCCGCAACGTGGATATTGATAATATCAACCAGTTTGAAGCTAAAGCAACATTAACAGTTGAATTAATTAACAATGCCCTGGATGTATTCCTTGAAATGGATTATACTACAAGCCCCTACGCTGGAACACCATTAAAACATGGTTATGATTTAACCGAAGAATTAGTATTGTTAGAAGATGATTTTCCAGGTACAACCCTTGACACATCCAAATGGTCTGCCACTATGTGGAACATGACCGGTGGAAGTCACACAGTATCTGGAGGCAAACTAGGGATGAGTGGAGTGATTACTTCTATAATTCCAGGAATGCCGGCGTGGGGTGCCAGAAGTATCCAATCCAAACAGTCATTTGATGCTCCATTCTATGTTGAATTTGATTTAGAAGTTCCAGATACTAGTTCAACAGACAGATTTGATGCACATAATTATCACTTTGTTTTAAGACCTGGACAATGGTTAGATAGGGAAGGATGGCCAGATACATTTTTAATTATCCAGGATTGTGGGAGTAATAGCAGAGATATTCGATTTGCTAAACCATGGACAGACCCAGTAATTAAAAACAATGTGTCTTCATCCTATAAACTTCACAAATGGAAGATTTTAGTAGAGGAAAATGGATTAATCACTGCCTGGCTATGGAATTCAACTAATTCTGAATGGGATTTCTATTGGAAAGGTCCATGTAGTCTTAGCACTATGAAAAGACTCACTATCGGATTCACACACCACAGCCACGAGTCTACAAATCATACCGTATACACTGACAAAGTGAAAGTGTACAAAACACAGGCCCAGGTTCTTGAAAGTGTTGCTAAAATTCCTGTAACTGGAAGAAATGCTTCAACAGGTCTGGGGAGTCGTGGTTCTTCATATTTGCATAAAAATGGAGAATCAGACAATTCATTCCAAAACAGTGCGAGTGACCCCATGGCAATTTTCAATGGTTCACCAAGGTTATATTCAAATAATAATCCTCAGAACGAATGGAATGAAATACATAACATAGAAGAAAGTTTGAAAGTAGACAAATGCAAGTTTTACAATGATTCAATTCAAATAATTCCCACACCCACAGGTATTGAAATACACAGAATAAACGGTGCTTCTTTTGAAAAATTCTTTAACGTGGACATTGGACCTATTTCATTCATTAAATTATTGAACAAAACTCCTGAAGAACTAATACTGGCCATTAATAGGACTAAATGGATTTTACGACGTAGTGAACCATTTGTGTACATCAAACATGAATATAATGATTTAACATATCCTAAATTCTCATGTTGCTACCATGATGGAGCTTCATTAGAAATAACAGCAGATGATCAATCCATTTCAATGTCAAACACGCATTATGCTTTGTTCTGGAATAAAGGTAGTGGAACCTGTGCAAACCCTAACCCTGCACAGAATTTGCGTACAATGATTTTACAAAAGTATCCCACTACCATAAAATCAAACAAAATACCTGCAACCAGTTTAACAGGTATAGGATTTTATGACAACACATTACCATCCTCTAACCAGAATCATTATTCCAAATTGGCCCTGGAGTGGTTGAACCCAGTAAATCAAAGGATACGAATCATCTAAAGGATGTGTGAATGGAATGAAAGAAGTAAACTTCATACCTTTACTTAATGGTGTGGATCCCGTCACCATCCATGAAGATCCATACTTTCGGGCAGAAATTGAAGCCAAAGATGTGACCGCTATTTACTACCTCCCTGGAAGTAACTGTATCCGCACACCTGCAGATATGACTCAAAGTGGTTATGATGGATTTCCTATCTTTGGGTTTCCATCATACTCTTCTTATCAATCAGGGAGTATTTCAAAAGAGGTATATCTTGAAAAAACTGGCGATTACCGGATTTTTGTCAGAGTGGTTAAAGCCATCAAACAGGCTGGGCAACTACCTCCACAATTGCGTTTAGAACTTGATGATAAATTGGTGGATGTTAAAAGTGTTGAAACACCTGCTTATCATTTCGCATGGATGGATTTTGGCAGACATAGGCTAAATGCAGGTACTCATAATTTAGAAGCTTCTTTTTATGAGCGTGATGTTTGGTTTGAATCATTCATAGTAATGCGTGTTAACATCTTATCAACTGAGAGTTCTAATATTTCCACTTCTCTAGAAGCTCAATCTGCAGAATACACTAAAAATACAATTGCTGAGATGAACACGGCTAAACTAAATGTTACATTCAAAGAAGACTTTTTATGCCCTGAAAACTTGTATTCACGGATGATTTTCGACTTCATGGACGCTGTAACTTTTTATGTGGGTGAAGATCGAAAGCATGCTAAACCCGACTTTGGAGGCTATGTATTAGGATTCACATTAAATGATGATTTGCTAAAAATGGATTGTGTAGGTAGGGAAGCAGATTTCTATCGTGCACCTACTTTTAAGAATTTCGCGATAGGTTATGGTACATCTGGCCAGGACCTTGCCGTGAATGCTTACAGATATAATTTCAGTAATTTGATGCAATTCATGGAGTACATATCCACAGGTATTGAATTCCCATTATTTTACAAATACAAGGGTTCCTATGCATTCCTAAAAGACATGAGCAATATTAATGACTTTAATAGTATTGGTGTTTCTGGATTTGATAAAAAACAGGATAAATCCGTAGGTATGCCCCCACCCGGGCTTATGTTGTATTATGAGGACATAAGTCTGAGTAATTGTTCAGAAAACAATAGTAAAGATTGTGAAGCACTGATTTGGGGTAATTCATCCCAACCATTGAAAGTATCAGAAAACCCTTATCTTGTATTCGATTACATGGCCAAAGGGAATTCTACTGTGTATCCTTTCAAATTCAACATTGTTATCTCAATGTATCGAGGGAATGAAACTCCAGATGATGCATTGGATTACACAATAACGGTTAATTCATCTCGTGTTGAAGGCAAAGTTATTGGACATTTTGAATTAAATTTATCTGGAATTCCAGAGGAATTTAAATTCAATTTAAAGGATGCTTTTGATAATTCTGCCACGTCTGATGAATATTATATCACTCAAATAAGGTTTGTAGACACTATAACCATTCCAACACATCCCGGACCAATTAAACAAAGGGTAATGTGGTTTGATAACATTGGATTGATTGGATCTGATGTAATGTTACAAACCACCCTTGAATCTGATGCACAGTATCCTATTGAAGTCATCAGAGATGTTTGTGAATTGGTTGGTTACACTGGATACATCGAGCCAGGGGCTGAACGTAAAGATGATGTTTTTATCTTTGAAGAGATTTCAGGATCTGCTGGAGTTGTGACAGCAAAACAGGGATTAAATATTCTGGACGTGACTGGAATCACCTATAAACCCACGATTGGAACTGGAAATAACAGTATTTGCAACCGTGCATTCAGAAAGTACTATCCTCCTGATGATGCTGAAAAACGAGCTGCTGGCACAGGATATGTTAATATAGATAGTATGCTTCGTTATGGGACATGGGTCAATTATAAAGACATGACGAATACCACAACCCAGGCCGAAGCTGAAAAAGACGCTAAAGATACAGTTGATTCCAGGTCTTACTCATATATTGGTTTTACATTGGATATGCTGGGCACAGTGCAGTTAAACCCTGCTAATTACCTTATAACAGATGTTCCACATGTTCTTCTTTCAGGGAATCATGAAATCAAATCAATGACCAATAAGTTAAATCTAGAAAAAGGAGAATTCAGGGCAGATATAGACCTTAACATACCGTCTAAAAGGTTTAAATCAATTGTACTAAGAATGAAACAGGAATTACTTGGATTAAATAGGCTGAGATCAGAGGCCATGTATTCCAGGGAGGGCCTGGGAAACTTGGGTTTCAGTGGTGCAGGTGCTTTTGTCCAAAGGAGGTAA